ATGCAAGGGCAATCGTGAGCCCCCGAGGTTTCGCGATAGCTTGCAAGTGGCTTGTAAGTGTCGATTGCGTATCCGTACTCGATACGCTGCGATGCCCATAGACCGCAATGCTCGGCGTATGGTTGGCATGACAAATTGAAGTCGGCAACAAAGCAGCAAGAGCCTTGCGAAAAACTAGCCGATGGTGGCTCTGGATCGCCTTCACCTTCGCCAACACCAGCACCAACACCGCCACCGGGATTGCCTCCACCGCCTCCGCAATCTTCGACAGGAGAAATCAACGAGACCGAAGTGTATGGCATGTCCTCAAGACCAAGACAGCAACCGCAACCACACTTACCAAAGCAACTCATCTAGCAAATCTCCACGGCGACCCAACGAGCCCCAACACGAAAACACATCAGCACCGAGCCGCTGACGATTACCGATGCCGCAGGATTTACCACGTTGATATCGAAAAGATCACTTAACACCGCAGTCGATGAAATCTGCTTAGCCTTAGCTGTCCCTGTGCCGAGCGTATTGCCGACCCTTGCAGTCAGGTTGCTAGTCGCAAAAGCCAAAACGGTATCAGCCGTCGAAACATGATCGTTTCCATTCTGACCGCCTGAGGCCTTCGCTCCGATGCTTTGGAGCAAAGCTTGGCTATCTGACTCGTTGAAAGCGTAAAGCGTTTCATTGGCCATGCTACGAAGTCCTAATGAACGAAGCGAAGTTGATTTCCTTTTTGACCCTAAACGACAACTCCGCCGGGTCGGTCGCTTTGGCCCCCGAGCCGTTCAACGGCCCCACCATCGGGAATGTGTTCGTATCGTCCATGTATCGCTTGCGGTTGCCACCATCGAGATAAAACGGCCCAATGTCGGCTCGCACCTCGTCATGTGTGTCTGGATCATAGGTGACCTTATACTTGACTCGCCAAGCACTGTAGCCAGCGTAGGATCCCAATTCAGCCTCTTGCACCTCTAGCAGCAACGTCCGAGCCGCGAACACCTGGCCGATAGCGTCGAAGCTTGACTGGTTAACCGTGTCGTTTCGATCAAGGAAGTCCTTTAGCTTGAGCCCGGCATCCTCGAACTGAACGAACGAGAATTGACAGAGCGAGCTGGTTTGTGTCAATGGAGTATCGAATGGAGTCTTGGCTGAGTTGACCGGATATTTAGCCGGATTGCTGCGATCCTTGCTAAGTATCTTTTCTTTGGTGGTAAATGAATCGATGCGAAAAACCGGGATCCATGTTGCCGGATCTGGGTTCTGTTCTTGATTCTGCTTTTGTTCCTCCGAGCCTGTTTGAAATCGAGCCGTCACGTTCCAGTACAGAGCGTGTTTTTCTTCCCGCTCGCATGACACCTCGTCGCAAACAAGATTCAATTGGCCGTAAAGCAATCCAGCCCGAGGCAGGCCAGGAGTGTTATAAAGAACATCAAAGCGATTGCTGGTAACCTGATCGGTCTTTACCCTGTAGTTCCAAGTCTCACCAAAGATCAGTTGAAACCCTTGACCCTTGCGACAAAAACCGGATCCCTTGCGAAGTTCTGCGCCGACTAATTCGTTTGCCATGATTACCTCGCAAGTGCTAAACGTGGAGCGTTTGCAGCAAGTTCGTTTGCCTTTTTAGCCTCAGCAAGCAATTGCTCCTGCATCTTCTTTTGCTCTGCTTTTTCTTTGGCCTGAAGGTTTTCACGCTGGACGAATTGAAACGCTTCTTTCGTGCCCGCTTTGAGCGCAGGAGCGATATCCTTGACGATATCCTCCTTGGGCTGGAATCTTTCAGCCGCTCGCATCGAAAGAGCGTCGAACTGTTGCTGATTGATGCCTTTGTCTGGCCCGAGTGCCTTCATTGCTTCCAATCGTTGCAGTTCCTTTTGAAGCTTCTCTTGAGGACTCGTCATTTCCTCTTTAAGCTTCGCTGCGTCCGCTTCCAATTCTTGAGCCTTGCGAGCCTCATCGACGCGATTCTTAAACAGTCGATACCGCTCAATGTCTTGATCCATCCAACCGGCTCGCTTTTGCTTCGCCTCAAGTGCCGCCTGTTCGCCTAGCGTTAGCTTGTCAAATTCTTCGCGGAGATCCCACATGGCCTTACCTGTCTCTTTGTAAAGCGTTGTAGACTTTTCGAGCTCTGACAGTCGAGCCTTTTCATCGCTAGCACGCTTCGCCGCTGCTTCGGCCATCGCGATTGCTTCCGCATTGGCTTTGGTCTTTGCTTCTGCTTTCATCGCTTCAGCCCTGATCGATGCCGCTGCTGCGTCAAGCTCTGCCTCTTCTTGATCGTCAAGCGAATCTAAAAAGTCATCGAATGCACCGCGACGGCCAGAAAGCAGATTGCTTACCATTCCAGTGACGCTCATGCTAGAAAGCATCGTTTCGGCTGTCATGTTCCGAAGCCCGCTCGCCATCGCCGCGAATCCAGTCGATGCTTTTTCAGCCAAAAACATGAAGTAACCGCCGACGGTCTTTTCGTTCGATGTCGCACTTGACGCAACATCCTTGAGCAATCCGGTCAACTGTTGAACTAACGGGATCAACGCCGTACCGAGTGCGATCGATGCCGCTTTGATTTCGGATTCAAGCTTTGCAAACTGCCCTGACATTGTGCCTTCAAGTTGTTGATTCATGCCGTAGAATCGACCGCCTTCGCTCGTTGCCGTCTCAAATGCTTTTGCCACCATTTGAGCACTAATCGCACCGTCCTCCATTCGCTTCTTAAGCTCGATCATGCTAACGCCGGTCGTTCGGCTGATTTCCTGCAACGGGTTGAAACCAGCGTTGACGAACTGAAGTACTTCTTGGCCCATCAGTCGGCCTTGAGCCTGAGTTTGCGAGAATGCCAATGCCAACGACTGAAACTGCTCTGCGTTGCCAAGAGAGATCGCTGCGAGCCTGCTAAGCGTCGGCCTGAGTGCTTCGGCTTGAACGCCAAATTGAAGCATTGTTTTCCCGGCTCTTGCGAAGTCTGCAAAGTTAATCGGGCTTTCAATGTCGAGTGCCTTAAAGTCATTTAGCAGCTTGGTCGCCTGAGCCGCCGAGCCTGTCATGACTCCGAAGGCCACCTTGGCTTGCTCCATTTCCGCAGCAAGCTTGACCGATGTTTTGACCGCCGAAACTGCAGCACTTAGGCCAGCGTAAGTCATCGCTAGATTTTTGATTGAACTGATTGCCGATTGCTGGTTGCTTATTGCAGTCTTTTGCTCGTTGACCGCCCTGGTTGTCTGACCTAGTTGAGCCTGCAAGCTTGCTTGAGCCCGTTTGAATTCGTCGGTATTCATCGACCCGTTTGCAACCTTGATGCGTAGCTGCTCGATGGCTTGCGAATATGTCGCGACGTTCTGAACCGGAATCGATACGCCAAGCTTTTTGGAAAGAGTGTCTTGGATTGCTGCGAAACGTTCGGCGCTCAAACCGCCTGCATTGTAGGCCCGCTGAAGCTTTTCCATCTCCGTTGCGTAGCGATCAAACGGATCGATCGATTCCCTGGCAAGCTTTGTAATCGATGCCAACTCTCCGCGCGTAAACATGCCGCCTTTCTTGAGCTCGTCTACGTCCATGCCGATCTTGATGTTTGCAATGTTGATGGTTTGAGCCATTTAATTACCTCCAAATCCAAACATTGCCTTGACCTGTCCAGCCATCTCTTTTGCGGTATCCATGCCATCCATCAAAATCGATTTGAGGCTGACTTTCTTTCGAGCGTACCTAGCAGGCATAAACTCCTCGATCTCTGGACAATCTTTACCGGCTCGAACGAATAGATCTAAGTGCGTTGCATGTGCCAATGTCGCTGTCTGCAACCAAGATTCCCCCATTGGCTCAACTTTGTCCCAAGCGACCCACTGATTTAACTGTCCCGCAGGCATCGAGCGAACCCACCGGAGCGGATCCGCAATGCCAAAAGCCAACGCCAGCCGAAAGGCAACCTTTAGCCTTGGGCTGGATCGGATTTTTTTACCAAGTCCTCAATCTCTTTGGCGTTGTATGAGGACAACGCAAGGCAGTCCTCGTAAAGCTTGCCGACGATCTGATTTGGCACGCTCTTGAGCCTGTCAGGATCGCTAATAACGCGATTACCTTCTTTGTCTCGCAGGCAATACGAGACTAGAACGCGACGATGGCGAGACCATTCGTATTTGCCTTTCTTGTCCTGCATTGCGACTTCCATTTCAGCCGCATCACCTTCGGACAGTTCGTGCAAAACATATTCCTTGCCATTGACTAGCACCGGCTTGGTATTCAGTGGCCTTTCGACCAATGCGAAGAATTCATCTTCAATGTTACTCATCTTCCGATTCCTCCTTGGCGATCGCTTCCAAAGCATCCTCGTAAAACTTGCGGGAGTGCTGTTCTGGCCGTTGCACTTCGACCGGATAGCCTTGAACCTGTTCGGCTTGTAAAGCAATCGAGGTCAATTCGTCGTCGGTCAACGCATCATGCGGAAACTGAAACAAAGCTTGAATCTGAGCCACCTTGCCGAAAGGCAAATAGCCCACCAAAACACCATTAACGCCGATT